ATTTCAATGTCTGGGTACGTCATGTTCACCCACATGACTTGCGGATAGGAACTGGTGACGGTTTTGACCGCAATCCCGTTATACTGCTGCTGGTTGATAATCTTGACGCCGTATGAAATGCCGGACGAAGGGTCGCGGAAAAATGTGCTGTCGTCCAGCGCAATAGGTCGCGCGCCGACAAAGTTTCCGGTGGGGCCTAGGGTGCGGGAAATAACGCCCGGCGGCCAAGTGAAAATTTGATCCTGGGTAGAAAATACCGCCAGCCGTTCAGTGTTCCAGCTATCAATCATCTGATTGAGCGCGGTAAGCGCGTCTTGCGATGTCGCCGCGGACGGCGTTTCGCCTTCAGCCAGCACTCCTAACAGGCGCAAAGACCCGTTTATGATGTCGCCAGCCGAAGCCATGGGTTAAGCCTCCTGCGCGGGTAGGCGGCGCCGGCGCGAGCCGTGGGCAGCCGCAAGCCGGTTGCTCGCGGCGTCCGGGGCTTCTTCAGCCAAGGCTTCGTCGGCGGGGGTTTTTTCAGCCGCCGCGCGGGACCAGCCGTTACGTGCGTCGTAATCGGCCTCCATATCTGAGGTGGCGACCTTTTGGCCAAAAACAGGGTGTGTCATGTAAATGACGGCCATGGGTATTCCTTCCAGAAAGAAAGATAGGCCCCCGCGCAAGGCGGGGGCCTGGTAGTCACATCACGCGGTACAGCGTCCAAGCGCCGGCCGCGGACTTGCGCGCCACAAGAAGCGCGCCGGTTGTTACCGGGATCGTCATGGTAAGCGACCCTGAAACCGTCCAGCCGGTGCCCGCCGCAATAATGGCTGTACCGGAAGACGTACCCAGGTTCACAACGCGAAATTCAATCGACGTACCTACGCGCTCCATATTGGCGAAGGCCAACTCAAGGTCCGTCACCGAAGGGAGCGTGTAGGTTTGAGCGGCGGTAATACCGCTATTCGCCAAGATAAGCCCGTTGACAATTTGCGCGGGCGTCAGCGTGGCGGTAGCCGTAACCGAAATCGGCAAGTCAATCGGCGTCATGTTTGGTTCGGAGGCGTTGCCAGTACCGATCTGATACCCGCCTGAACCGTTAGCGATAGGCATGTCAATGTTTCCTTTCGGTTAGAGGATCAGCCCCAAAGCCTTGTGGCCATCTGGGGACGGATAACGCCGTAGCCGTACAGCACGTCAATACGGCATGGCAGGCGGTCGTTGTTGATGTCGTACTGGCGCACAACGCGCATAGAGATACCGTTGTGAACCTGGCGGGACGCCATATCTACGCCCTGCGGCAACAGCAAGTCGGCCGTAGCCATCGTAATCGCGTCCTTGTGATAAACCAAGTTTTGCGGAAACACGGTGGACGCCGCGCCCAGGAACGTGACAACCGCGCTGGACTGCGGGAAGCTGTCCACCGTGGCCAGGGCGTTGACAGGCGTGTACATGGCCGGGCTGATAGAGACGTTCGTGTACGCGCCGCCGGCGGCCGTGTTGGTGGCCAGCACCACAAACTGCTGAAGCGAGCCGGTAGATTGACGGGTCTGCGGGTTGACCGCGAACACGCCGTTTACCGTGAACACGTCACCAGCCGCGATTACCTGCGTACCCGTGCCCGTGATGTTGATGGTGGCCTGGCCCTGGGTGGCAACAGTCGTAGTGACCGTGTGCGCGCCGGTGCGAGAGCCGGTAGTGAACTGCTGGATGGACTGCGACATATTGATTTCGTCGAAGCCCAACACGCCTTCACCCATCATGCCGTTTTTGAACTGGCGAGAAATGGTGTTGACGGGGTTGAAAAGACCCTTCAAACCTTCCACCAAGCCCGCGTTGGCCGCCGGGTTGACCGTGGCGTAGCGGTTCGGCATCATCGCCGCGAACTCGTTCAATTTCTGCTGCGCTTGCAGAAGCACAAGCGAAGTAGCGGGCGTCGTGCCGGGGGTGCCCACCGAATTGAAGATACCGCGGTAAGCGTTCGCCACGTCCGCATCAATAGACGCGGCAAGCTGCGAAATTCGCGGCTTGAGAACGCGGTCAGCGAAATCATCCATCTGCATAGTCAATTCGGCAGAGGTGAAATTAACGCCAATATGCTTCTGCGAATCAACGCGGAGCGTCGTAAATTGCTCGTTGTCGTCCTGCACTTGCAGCGCAGCGCCGTCCGTGACCAGTGCGCGGTCAGGCAAGCGAATACGCAGCGTGGAGCCAATCTTGGCGCCTTCGGCGGCAAAACTGTCATCATACTGGCGGTTGATGTTGCGTGTGATAACCAGGTTGTTCTCAAGAATTTCGAGAGCCTTCCGGGTAATCATGTCAATAGTGAGGAGTGAATTGGGCATCACTTATCTCCGAGGTTCAGAAATTGCGGGAAGCCTCCGCCTTCTTGATCTGTCGCAGCCGGTCAGCTTTGATCCACTCTTCCGTACTCATAGACTTGATAGAGCGCGGGTCCGTGGTGTCGTAAGTCGGCGCCGTGGTGGCGCGGGCGGTGACAGGGGCAATAGGGGCGGGGGCGGAGGTTGTCTTACGCGCCGGGGGATTGGCCGCCAGGGAGGCTTCAATCTTCCCAATTTCGCGGGCTTGCATCAATGGGCTTAGCCGGGAAATCCGCTCAGCTTCTTTCGGGTTGGACCCAAGATGGTAAATCAAGTCGGGGCCAATGTCGGAAGATTGAATGGTTTGCGCCATCACGTCCGTAACGGGGAGCGTCGGGTTGTATGCGACTTGTTCAAAGTCAACATATTTGCCTCGGGCTTCGTCTTCACGATCGCGGTAGGTGTCCATCATAGCCGTATGGGCGGCTTCGGCCTCTCGCTGCGCGATTAAGGCTGCGGCTTTCCGTTCGGCCAAGGCTTCGGCGTAAGCGGGGGCGTTGTCAAAATCCGCGGCGTCCAGCGGCGCAGCCGGTGTTGCCGGCGCGGCGAGGGGCCTCTGTTTCTGATCGCGTTCCCATTGACGTTGCGCCCGCGCCAAGCGTTTGCTTATGGCCGCGTCCAATTCCTCCTGGGTGAAGGTTTTTGGCGCGTCCGTAGGCGGGGCTTCCGGCGTAGAAACGTCGAGAGCAAGCGCCGCCGTGGCGGCCTGTTCCGGCGCGGGTGTTTCCGCTATCTCTTGTACTGCGTCAGACATTATAGTCCCTCACATTCCCTGGTGAACCGCGCCAGTACGGTTGCCTCCGGCAGCGTTCCGCCGGCGGAAAAGGTTACGCCTGCATTTGGGAAGCCATGCTTTGAAAAGCGGCAACCTTGGCGTTAAAAGCATTGCGTTCCTCGTCCAGCTTGGCGGCGACTTCGGCCAAAGATTGGTCTTTGATCGCCGCCTGGGCTTCGCGCAATAGTACCTCGCGTTCGCGGCTGGCTAATGCGGTCCCGCGCTCTAAAAAGGCTTGGTTAGCTTCGGCGACGGCGCGGGCGGACGTCGCGTCGCGTTCATCCAGCGCGGCGGCTTTAGCTTTCACTTTCCCTTCCGCCGCTTTGGCGTTTGCAAGCATTTCGGCCGCTTGGCTTTTGGCGGCCGCCAATTCCATCTCCGCGGCTTTGCGGTCCTTTTGTGCTTCCTCAACGGCGGTCAAAGCGCCTTGTCGCTTACGCAATTCGTCCCGCAACTCGGTCAGCCGCACCAATTCCAACGGTAACTTTTTGGTGTAGTATTCCACAGGATCAAAAGCGGGGGTTTCGTTAAGTACGCCGGGCATAGAAACCTCCTTATGCGTAATAGCTGACGTTGATGATAGCGCCAGCGGATTGCTGGATGAAGCGAATTTTTGTCAAATCGCCGTCGTACTGCAAAGTCACGCCGGACGCCAAAGGCATCCCTACCGTGGCTGTTGGGGCGGTAAGATCGTCGCGCCAACGGACCCCCGCGGTTTCAGCGGTAATAATGGCAATCGTAGGTTTGGCGGAAAGCCCGTTTGCGTCCGTCACAGGCACCGTAAGCGCGGTGGACGCGCTTAGCGAAGTGATCTGTTGATAGCCAAGGCAGGAAGTGATCGCCTTTAGGTTTATGGCCATGCTCAAAATCTCCTGTGTTCCGTAAAGGAACGCAATTTAACCAAGTAAATGTCGGTCGCCGGTGGCGAAGGCGGGGTGCTGATATACGCTAAAGCAGCAAAAATATCAGGCCCTACCTCGGTCGCGGCAAGCGAAGCCGATACTTTATACCCAATAAAAGCGTCGGACGCAAGAATATCCGAGCCTACCTCGGTCGCGGTTAAAGAGGCTGTAATCCCTACGGACGCGCCGCCAGACTGAAGGAGCGTTAATAGGGTCACAGCGAATTACCCCGCCTGAACGGGGGTCTTTTTCCGCAGATTCGCCAGAGTCAGATCGGTGCTAATGACGCTTTTCTCTATGTGAAGCACCGCTTCAAGATCACCCATGTTCTCGGCCTGCGTCTTGAAGTTTCTCAGGGCGGTAAGATGGTTTTCCGTCACGTGGATCATTTCAATCATATCCATGTCACACCTCACACAAACAGAAGGCAGCGATAACACTCTTGGAACGATGCTCGATTGATCCAAAGGAATTTCAAGCCATCCTTGGTTCTAAAAATCTCCATGCGGTTTCCAAGCACCGCAGTCGGATCAACATACGGAAATTGGCCACCATTCGCCAATCGGCCCGTCACCACATCTAAATAGTTAATCCGGCGAGTGGCGTCTTTGTGGTAGTAAAGCCGGTCCTGGCCATCGTAAGCCGCCATTGAGCCGGTGCTTAGGGTCTCCGTCTGCGGAAAGGTCGGCATAATATTTACGCGGTCAGTCGCAAGGTCAAAGCGGTCAAACCCGACTGTGTTACCGCCGCGTACTACAAAAATAAACCGCCCGCGCGTTGCCACATCAGTCGTTCCAAATGCCCAATTTGCTGACATCCCCACACCTTTGACGGGTTGCTCCAAAATGACATAGCCGGTCACGTTATTTGTCGGCGCAATGATAGAACCAAAAGTCAAAGTGTTTGCGGTATTGCTGGCGATGATTGTCTCAGCAGAAAAGCCCGTAGTGGTCAGGATGCGAAGCCGCTTGCCTGCCCAGATATTGACCGCCCAGGTTTTGGACGTGTCCTGAAGCGTGGTTGCCGAATGCGTACCTGTGGCAACGCCAAAATCAGCGGCGCCCATAGCGCCGGAAACCGCAATGGAATATCGTGAAACGCCATTTGTCGGGGTGGTGGAGACTGCCACAAAGGTCAGGGTTGTTGCGGTGTTGCTC